ATGTTATGTCAAAAGTATACGAAAGAGAGAATGGTTGCTGTCAACGATGTGGGGGATTCGTCTTTGGTAGGCGTGCTCATGTTCATCACATAATACCAATCAAAGAAGATGAAACACTTAAATTAGAAGAGAATAACCTCAGATTACTTTGTCCAGTTTGTCATACAATTGAAGAAAATGAAGATAAACCAAAAAAAGTTTTTCCCAGTTATTTTGGAAGCCCCCCTATCAAAAATTAAAATTTGTCCCCTGGGGAGGATAGGTAGCGTAGGGGGCATTTCTATCGTTAGACAACATTTTTAAAAAATAAAGGGGGGTGTGAAATGTCTACGAAAAAAGAGCGTCAAAAAATTGTTGCCGATAAAACAGAAGCTGAGAAAAATCGGATATTAAAAATCATGCGTGATGCAGATATTTACACCCTTACTTTAGATCCGTTAATTGAATCATATTTAGATATTTTCGAAGTTTACATGACGATGTTTATTGAATGGAAAGAAAAAGGGTTTCCACCTACTCAACGTCACACCAATAAAGCAGGAGCCACAAATAATTCAAAGCATCCATTGGCGCAGCAAGTAGAAACTTGGGCAGATAAGAAAACAAAAGCATTGGATTTATTAGGGCTTACAAATAAGGCTAAACCAGGTAAATATGTCACTGGTGGTTCTACTGTTGGTAAAAATGAAGAGGTGGAAAAACCAAAAGCAAAGGTTAGTGAATTAGATAAACATCGTGCAAAATGGCGTGGTGCAAAATGATTGAACGTGGTGTTAACTATGCAGATATTTATGCAAAACAAGTAAGAAAGAATCCTAAAAAATATCCTGATACTATCAAAGCAATGGTAGAGCGTTATTATAAATGGAAAAAGCGTAAAGATATTTGGTTCGATGTGGACCGAGCAAATGAAATGATAGATTGGGTTGAAACGTTTGTCCGTCATACGAAAGGTGATTTAGCCGGACAACCTTTTATCTTGGAAGATTGGGAGAAATTCGCTTACTCCTGGATCTATGGATGGGTTCATGAAAATGAAAAAGGACAAATTGTTCGAGTTACTCGTGAAGCTTACATTCAGGTTCCTAAAAAGAATGGTAAAACTTTAATCGGTGTTGGTGGCCTTGGTTATGCGATGTACGGTGAAGGAGTACTTAGTGCAGATTGTTATTGTTGTGCGAGCGATTTTAACCAGGCTCAATATGCAGCAAAGCCATTTGCAGCGACAATTATGAACCATGATGTATTAATGGATTGTTCACACATATATAAAGGTCCAAAAGGAACAATTTCTAGTGTGACATATGATTATATTCGTGATGATTTAGCTTATCAGAACCAATTCATTGTAATGAGTAAAAACATTCAATCCATTGAGGGTTCCAATCCACACTTCATTCTAAATGATGAGCTTCATGCTCAAGAAAATATGGATCAGTACGATAACTTTAAATCAGCACAGGTTTCTCGTGCTGAGCCGATTATGTTTAATATATCAACGGCTGGTAAAGGTTCTTCATCGGTTGGTATGCGAGTATATCGTGAAGCAAAAGAAGTATTGAAACGTGATGATAATGACTCAAGTTTCGTCATGATATACGAACCGAACAAGAATTATGATTGGACAGACAGAAATGTTTGGGCAATGGTTAACCCGAATATTGGTGTATCTGTAACGATGAGTGCACTTGAAACAGAATTCATTTCCGCATCACGTTCAGCGCACAAAAAGGCCGAATTCCTTTCTAAACATTTGAACGTATTCGTAAATGGAGCTGAAAACTTCTTTGAACAAGGACAAGTTGAACATGTTCTTGTGGAAGACTTAGGTGATTTAACAGGTGAGACTTGCTACATCGGTTTAGATTTATCGAAAACAACCGATTTGACATGCGTGAGCCTGAACTTCCCTAACTCTGGTTATACCGAAGATGGGAAGTCTATTATAAAAGTTAAACAAATGTATTTTGTACCTAATGAAGATATTGAACATCGTGAAAAAGAAGATAATGTTCCATATACTGATATGGTTGAACGTGGTTTTGTTACTTTTTGTGATGGCAAGATGATAAACCAAGACCAGGTTATGGATTATATTGTGGAATGCTTAAATCTGTATGATGTACAACAAATAAACTATGATCCAGCGATGTCTCAAAAGTTAATTGAAAAACTTGAGAATCTTGGTCTTGAATGTATTTCTGTAAGTCAGTTTCCTAACGTTATGAATGCGATGATGGATGATTCAGAAATACTCATTTATGAAAAACGTATAATGACCGACAATCCTTTGTTTGTTTATTGTGCTCTTAACGTTGTAGTTGTAACAAATATTAACGGAATGAAAGCCCCAAGTAAGCGACAGTCCAAAAAGAAGATTGATGGATTTGTTGCTTTTTTATGTGCTCATAAAGAAACCATGATGGTTATGGATAGCATAACTGAAGAAGGTATGGATGAATTGATTGGTGATATTTATCGATAAACACGAACTATATTTTTTTGGCCAAAGAAATTTATATAATCAAACACGAACGAAAACAAACACCTGGGCTTTTAAACGTTCGTTAATTGAAAGGCGGTGAGAAATTGGGTTTAAGGGATAGGTTTTCAAATTATTTATTTAAAAAAGCTGAAAAGCGTGGTTACCTTGATGATGTTTTAGGAAAAAGCATTCGTTATGGCGGTGTGTATGTTACGGATTCAAACATCTTGCAATCTAGTGATGTTTATGAGTTGTTACAAGATATCAGTAATCAAATGGTATTGGCTGATATTGTTGTGGAAGATGAATTTGGAAATGAAACTAAAGATGATATTGCACTTCAAATCTTAAGGAATCCTAACAATTATCTAACACAATCTGAATTCATTAAATTAATGACGAATACCTATTTACTTGAGGGAGAAACGTTCCCTATATTAAATGGTGCTCAAATACATTTAGCTTCAAATGTTTTTACAGAGTTAGATGATAATTTAGTAGAGCATTTTAATATTGGTGGTCACGAAGTTCCTCCGTTTATGATTCGTCACGTGAAGAATATTGGCGCAGATCATTTAAGAGGGAAAGGTCTTCTTGATTTGGGAAGAGATACACTCGAGGGCGTGATGTCAGCTGAGAAAACTTTAACTGACAAATATAAAAAGGGTGGACTATTAGCATTCTTGTTAAACTTGGATGCCCATATCAATCCACAGAATGGTGCACAGTCAAAGTTAATCAATGCAATTTTAGATCAACTGGAATCAATTGATGATGCAAGGTCCGTTAAAATGATTCCACTTGGAAAAGGGTATTCAATAGAAACACTTAAAAGCCCGTTAGACGATGAAAAGACCCTAGCATACCTAAATGTATATAAGAAAGACTTAGGTAAGTTTTTAGGCATAAATGTGGATACATACACAGAGCTAATCAAAGAAGATATTGAAAAAGCAATGATGTATATCCACAACAAAGCAGTGAGACCGATAATGAAAAATTTTGAAGACCATTTGAGTCTTCTTTTTTATGGCCGAAATTCAGGGAAACGAATTAAATTCAAGATTAATATTCTTGATTTTGTTACTTATAGCAACAAGACAAATATCGGTTATAACTTGGTACGTACCGCTATTACTTCACCTGATAATGTCGCTGATATGCTTGGATTCCCTAAACAAAATACAAAGGAATCACAATCTATTTATATTTCAAATGATTTAACTGAAATCGGTAAAAAAGAAGCAAACGATGGTTCATTGGGAGGAGGTGAAGAGAATGAAAATTGAGGTCCGAGGGAATCAAGTCATACTTGATGGTTATGTGAATGTTGTGGATAGAGAAAGCCGGATGTTGCCTTCGCCAAGAGGATATTTCAAAGAGAGAATTGTTCCGAAGGCGTTTGAAAAAGCGTTAAAGAAGGCACAGAATGTGGACTTACTTTTTAACCACGATAAGAATAGAAAACTTGGCTCTATTGAAAACGGAAATCTGGAATTGTATGAAGACAATATTGGTTTAAGGGCCATTGCTACGGTTACAGATGAACAAGTAATTCAAAAAGCCAAGGATAAAGAATTACGCGGTTGGTCATTTGGTTTTGTTTCTGAAAAAGATTCATGGGAAGAAGGCGAAGCTGGTATTCAAAAACGCTCTATTGAAGAATTAGAGCTTTTAGAAGTTTCTATTTTGGATATGACACCAGCATATGTTGCTACTTCCATTGAAACCAGGGGCGAAAATACAGCCATGATTGAAATGAGAAGTCAAGAAGCAGCTGTAAAAACAGTTGTGGAAGATGATACAGAAGAAAGAAACAACATTATTAAACAAATAAAAAAAGTTTTGGGGGAAAATTAACATGAATTTAAAAGAAATCTTAAACGCATCTTTAACAAGAACGAAATCTCGATTAGCTGAATTACAAGGGAAAGTAGAAAAAAATGAAGTTCGTTCAGAAGAATTAGCAACAGTTAAGGCTGAAGTAGAAGCATTAACAAAAGAAGTACAAACTATCACTGATGAGTTAGCAAAGTTAGAAGAGAAAGAAAAAGAAGAAGATCCAGACAAAAAGAAAGATGATGATCCAGAGAAAAAAGAAGACCCAGCAGCAAAAGAAAATCCAGATTCAAAAACAGCACTGTCAGAAGAACAACGTTCAGCTATTTCAGCATCTATTGCAGCAGCTCTTTCTACTAAAGGCCATAAATCTTCTAAAAACAAAGAAACAGAAACTCGTTCAGCTTTTGCTAACTATATTGTTGGTAATATTGATGAGGGAGAAGCACGTGCATTAGGTTTAGTTACTGGTAATGGTTCTGTTACAATTCCAGATTTCTTAAGTAAAGAAATTATTACGTATGCTCAAGAAGAAAACTTCTTACGTCGATTAGGAACAGGGGTAAAAACAAAAGAAAACATTAAGTACCCTGTTTTAGTTAAAAAGGCGGAAGCGCAAGGTCATAAAAATGAGCGAACAAATAATGAAATTCCAGAAACAGATATTGAGTTCGATGAAATCGAATTATCACCAACGGAATTTGATGCGCTTGCTACTGTAACGAAAAAGTTATTAGCACGTACAGGTTTACCGATTGAGCAAATCGTTATGGACGAGCTGAAAAAAGCTTATGTTCGTAAAGAAACTCAGTATATGGTTAATGGCGATGAAGCTAATAACATAAATGATGGTGCATTAGCAAAGAAAGCTGTTGAGTTTAAAACAGATGAGAAGAATCTTTATGATGCATTAGTGAAAATGAAAAATACACCTGTTAAAGAAGTACGCAAAAATGCGCGATGGGTATTAAATACAGCAGCACTAACAAAAATTGAAACAATGAAAACGGATGATGGTTTCCCATTACTACGTCCGTTCAATCAAGCAGAAGGCGGAATTGGTTATACATTATTAGGGTTCCCTGTTGAGGAAGAAGATGCAATTGACATTGCAGGTGAACCAGATACACCAGTCTTTTACTTTGGTGATTTCTCTAAATTCTATATTCAAGATGTCATT